CTGCTTACTCCATTAACGTTTCTAGCACGAATTCTAAGTTGTTCAACTGTACGTACACTGTTACTTGTAATAGGAACAGTTAAGTTTCCTATAGCATATGCACTGCTTGTACCTGTGTTTGCTTTTGGATTGCCTCCACTTAACATTGTTGTACTGCCGTCAATATTTGCGTATGTATAATCTGTATTTGTAATAGCACTTGCACTTGTGCTTTCAGCATTTGTACCACTATCTATTTCAACAATATTACTCTGATCTGTAAACGCTTGTCCTACAAGATTGTTAATAGTTGTGCCACTTACTGTAAGAGTTGGACTACCCGTGTTATAATAAGGTATTCCACTAACAAAACGTTTAGTTCCTGCTGTACCTTCTGCTAATGTGCCAACACTGCCAAAACTAGGACTTGCAGTCATGTCATCTTTTACAAACTCTACTGCACTACTGTTTCCAGTTGTACTATGTGATAATTGAAACTTATTTAGACCTACACTTAGTCCACTGACTGCTTTGCTTACACTTGCTTTAAATCCTTTTGCAAATGCTGGATAAAATATACTATTTGCAAAAGAAACAGTTTCACCATCTGCATTTAACAAGTTGTAATCACTTTCACTATCAATTACCAAACTTGTGTAAGTGCCACTATCATCATTTGCTGTAAATGCTTTAGATCCATCTGCACTGCCATTGATATTTGCAGTAAGTGTTCCACTGTCTGCTCTGTAAGCAAAACTTGCAAGTGGGCCTGCTGTTGCTGTACCACTCGTTACACGAGCAACTGATGCTCCTACACTTGTACTTGCACCGCCTGTACGATCTGTAAATCCATGTGCTAGTTTAGGACTTGTGCCTACACTACTTACATTTGGAAGTGTTTTACTGCTAAGTCCGTTAGGCGCACTAGGATCGTCATTGTAAACTTTAACTAATTGTGTGCCTGTAACAGGCAGTATTGCAGGATTTGCTGTCTGATGTCCAGCAAGCGTAAGTGTAAATGTATCTCTACCAGTACCACTACTTGTGCCTTGCCCCCAAGTGTGTGCTAGTCTTGCTCCGCTTGTACCACCTGCTGCATTAATATTTGCAATAGTGTCTGCACTGGTTCCATCGCCCCAGTCCATTGTCCAGTTTGCAGTAGCACTTCCCATATTTGTTGTTGTATTAGCCATATGCAAACTTTGACCTTCTATTACATATAGGTCGTTGCCTGTAAGCGCACTTCCACCTGAACTTGCTCTAAACAAGTCGAACTGTGCAACAGGATTTGCTGTGAATATTGTTATAAAATCTTCTTTAGTAAGTGTTTCTGTACTTCCATCACCACTGCCACTGTTGTTAAATGCTGTGACTGAAACATCAAATGGACTGCCAGTGTTAGTACTATATGTATGTGAAGGAGTACTATCTGATACTGCAGTATCAGTTGTTCCATCGCCCCAGTTTATTGTATATCTGTTAGGATTGCCGTCTGCAGTTATTGTAAGCGTTGCAACAGAACCTGCCCCACCTGCTGTCATGTCGCTTACAAATGCAACGTTACTTACTGCAGTATTGTTTAGAACATTTTGCAAACTTTCATTAATACTATCTATTGCATCTGTAACTTTAGAACTAGTAGTTAGTCCTTTGAACATTGCGTCTGTTGTAAGACTGCCATCTGTTGGCGTACCCAGAGTAAGACCTGTGCCTAATAAACTTGAATTACTATCAACATATGCTTTTGTGGCAACATCCTGTGCATTGCTAGGATCACTTACATTAACAATTCTACTACTGTCTACACTTACAACACCTGTGCCGTTGGGAGATATGATAATATCTTCGTTACTGCGGGCACTTGTAATTCTAAAGCCATTAATATCTAAATTTCCACCTAATTGTGGTGTTGTATCTCCAACCAAGTCTGGACTTATATTAGTCAGAGCAGAACCATCACCAACAAATGACGTGGCTTTAACTTGTCCATTTACTTCTAAAGGTGTTGTAGGAGTTGTTGTTCCAATACCAACACGACCGTTGGTGTAATCTATCGCAAGAGTATTTGTGTTAAATGCTAGGTTGCTATCACGTTCTAAATTTGCTTTGAGGGCCTTGCCCCCAATACGACTTATAGCCATACCAATACACTCCGCTATCTTGCGATCACCTACTGACGTCCGAGGTGACAGGGTTTGTTAAGTGTATTTATGCTTAGTGTGTTGTACTATCGTACCCGTGTACTACAGTGATTGTTTCACTGCCTCCGGGAGGACTTGTGAATGTAATTGTTGTTCCACTTACTGTGTAAGCACTTGCTGGGTTCTGATAAACGTTACCGACAGCAACAACAACTCGTTGTTCCTGGTTACTCTCAACACTCTTACTCATTGTAAAAGCAGTTGTAGATCCATCACCAGTAAATGAATCCTGCGTAATTGCAATAAAGCCTTCTTTACTGTATGCAACAAAAGCACTACCATCAAAATATTCCATTTTGCCAAGATCTGTATTAAAACGCATTTCTCCAGAAGTAGGAGCACTTGGTCTTTGCGCTGTGGTGCCTGAAGGCATTGAACTACTAGCGTTCTGTGATCCTTTTAATACATCACCGCCATGGTTAGTGCCTCTTGTTTTTACAAATCCTGCCATTAGATAGCCACCGAACTCACTGTTGCATGTATGCTACTTGCACCACTAGCAACACACTGGATAGTATCGCCATTTTCTAGAACAAGTTTTTCAAGGTTAATAACATATGTATCTGCAGGATCAATAGTAATAGTTTTAACAATTTTATTTGTTGCCGCGGCACTTGCACTGTTCTTTACAACATGAACATCAAGTGTTCTTGCTGCTGCATTATCGTTCATAAAGAACATACATGTTATTGCTGTAGTATTAGTACTTGTGTATACTGTTGTTGCACTTGTTCCTACTGTTGCTTGTGTAATAGCCATTTACTACTTCCTTTAAAAAATTAATCCATATACGATGGCTTTCGATTTACTTACTAGTTCATCGCTATTTGTGCCATCTACAAAGAACACACCAGTACCACCGCCTGCCGCTGTGTCTGCATACAACAATGTTGCACTTGTGTGGCTACTGGGAGCAGATAATTGATCAGTTAGTTTAAGCGCACTTGCAACTGTAACAACGCCTGTGCCGTTAGGGACAAGTTGTATATCCATGTTACTGGTTGCACTTACAATATTTTTACCATTTATATCTAGATCACCACCTAGTTGTGGTGTAGTATCTTCTACAACATTTGACATAGCGCCTGTTGCGAGACTAGAAAAACTACTGCCGCCGTTTGTACTAACCTTAAATGTATCATCGCTCTCGTCAAACACTAATAGAGCATTTGCTAAACTACCACGTTCAATTTCAATGCCAGCCTTGCCACCGCCTGCTGTGACACCAGATCCAGTTTCGCCTTGGTTGTATGTAACAATGTTGTCTGAAATTCTGCTATTTGTAGTTTCAACACTATTAGTAGTACCAGTAACAGTGAGGTTACCAGTGATTGTAAGTTCACTGTCTACAGTAGTGCCTCCACTAGCCGCTATAGTATATACGCCTGATACTCTTTTAGTTTGACTCATAGTTCAATAATCCTGCTTTATAGTTTATTTATCATCCTCTTAAACTCGTCCAAACTCATAGTTTCAAAGTTTGAATTTTTACGCAAACTATCATCTGTAAAATTATTAAGAGGATTGACTTGCATAAAACGTTTGTTTTGTGTCTGTTGTATAATTCTATTAAGTTGATCTACCCAGTTGCCAAAGTACATTGCATCAGCATTTTTAGGTTTGTAATGTTGTGTGCCTGCATAGATATTATTAATTTTATTGTTTACACCTTTCAAATCCATACCTATTAGGAACAAATAATTGGCTTCGCTTTGTGCCGCTAATGCTAGAGCCGCTGGACCACTGCTATATCCATGTATATCTTTAGGCAAAACATGTGCGCCACTGTTGCGTATTTTATGGTGACTGCGAGTATAATGTATGTTACTTGCACTATATCCACTTTGTTGTATTTCCTGTGCCATACCAGCATCAGTACTTACTAAGACATTAGGTGCAAACTCTTCATATATTCTATTACATCCATATACTGTGCCATAGTCAAGCAGACCTGCACAGTCTATTTCTAGCCGTGTAATTCCGTTTCCTAATATAAATGCAAAATCTTTATTCATGTCATAAAAAAAGGTTACAGTATATTGTACTGTAACCCTTTAGTATAGTCAAGTAACTATTAGCCGTTAGGTACGGAAACACTTACGTTTAATGTTGGTCCTGATGCTACTAGTAGAGCCTTATCTCCAACTGCAAACTGTGAGCCTGTGCCTAAAGCACCAACTACAAAGTGGCGTCCTGTAATTTGACTTGCAAAGTATGTTCCACCTGCACTGTCTGTACCAGTGATCTGGCACTGTCCAGCACTTAGTGAACCATGTACTACTGCAGTCAGTGTGCATGTTTCTGTGCCGTCAGATGTAGTTACACGGAAACGCTTGTTACCCTTTTGGATAATATTTGTTGTATCGTTTGCACTACCACTGGTGACGAATGCTTTCATAATCATCTGGTTGCCGCCTAGTCCACTTGAACCGATTGGCAATGCAGTGTTTACACTAGCAAGTTTTGATGTACCGCCTACTGTTTCGGCGCTTTTAATTGGTCTTCCCATTTTGTTTCTCCTTATGCGGGTTCTAGCCCACTACGCGGTTGGTATACCGCATAAACCAGTCTTTGCTGGCACTGTATTTAGTCAAAAAGAAAGGCAGTATAAACTGCCTTTCCTGTTTCTCTGTAAGTAAGTCGACTTATGAGAATGAGATGTTTGACATCGCTACCTCACCGACATAGTCACCAGCGTTACCTAGTGAACTTGCAGTGTTTGATAGCTCAACATAGCCATAGCGTGTCATAAATGATACTACTGGCTCAAATGTTGATGGATCTAGTACTGTGCCACTTGACATTAGCGGTACGTATGGGCAATAGAATGCTGCCGCATCTGTTTCGCTTGAGCCTTTGTAGCCAACTAGTACTGCTGTACCGTCTGCTGCATATGAATCCACATAAATGCGCATTGCGCCGTTTAGTGTACCTACAAACTTTGTGTTTGTTGGTGCTTCAAATGCACCTTCTGTTGTACGTGCAAACGCACTTGTAGATGCTGACTGAAGTACTGTTAGTGCTTCTGGTGAACATACTGCATAGTTACCTGCACCGCGACGTGTGCGCTGTGCAATCTTGTTTGCTGTACGGTTGATTAGAACTGCAAGAGCTGCATGTTCGTCACCAACGTATGTTGCTGTACCTGAAACTGCTGCTTGGTTGAATGTTTCTTCAGTAGCCGCTAGTGAACGTAGTGAACCTAGGATTTCCTGATCAATTTCAGCAGTGATTTCTTGTGCTAGAGCAGCCATTACTTCTGCTTCAACGTCGATGCCGTGCATTGACTGTGCGTCTTGTGCTGCTTCAAATGTCCAGCGTGCCTGCAACTTACGAGTCTTTGCTTCGACTGGCTGCTTTAGGATCTGGATACTTAGTTGTGAACCACCAGTACCTTCTTTACCTGCTGTTGTTTCTGCTTTACCGGTTGTTGTTGAACCTGAATATGCAGTAGCAATTTTGAATGGTGATAGTGCTTCGTCACCTGCTACTGTGTCTGTATCAAACGGTGAACTTGCTGTTGAAGTTACTGTGTCTGCATAACGAACACGTAGTGTGTGAATCTGGCCTACTGGGCCTTGCATTGGCTGCACACCAACGATTTCGTTGGCAATAACAGTTGGCATAACACGACGGATAACTGGTAGGATAACACGGTTTAGTGTTGCTACGTTACCTGCTGCAGATGCGCCTGTTGATGCTGCCTCTTTCAAGTATTTGCGTGTGTTCTCTAGAACTACACTCATGCTGTTACGGCGATTACCTTCTAGACCTTCAAGAAGGGCGTCTTTGGTATCGTCCCAACGGCTTTCTAATAGTACGTCTGACATTATTGTCTCCTCATTAGTACTTTATTTTGCTAAGCCTGCAAGTTTGCGGATGTCAACAATGTTGCTGTCATCTTCAACCTGGACTGTTTTTTGTTCTTTGTTACCTGTTACTTCAGTACGGCTTTCGTTGAGATTTTCTTTCTTTGATTCCTTGACAGTCTTTTTGCCGTCTAGTACTGCTGGTAGATAACGATCGAAAGCAGTCTTCAACTTAGAAGTCTGTACGCTTTCTAGTAGGTCAGTCATAATCGCTGCCTTATCTTTGTTGAGTGGCTTCAATAGTTCATCCATTGTTTCTTTACGCTGGACATTCTCTTGAATCATAGCAATTTCTTGCTCTTTACTCTCAACGATTTTAGTCTTCTCTTCAAGACTCTCATTGATTTGAGCAACTTCTTCAGCCTGCTTTTGCATTGCTGCTTCTAGTTCCTTAATCTTTTGGTTTTCATTGAGGTGACTTGCAGAGAATTCTGTAGCAAAAGTTTCGAATATTTTACGTCCGAAAGCATTTTCTTTTGCAATCTGAATATCTTCTTTAAGTTGAGTCATTTCACCTTTTAGATAGTCAGTTACTGCTTCGTTAATTGCAGTGCTTGTGTGCTTAACAAACTTTTGTTTTAAGTCTCCAAACTTTTCACGAGCTTCTTTAACTAAACGAACCTTAGTTTCAACAACATCTTGACGATCTTTCTGGAACTCACCGATTTCTTCAGCAAGTTGACTAGTAATAAACTTTTCTAATTTACCAACTAGTTCCTGCTGTTGAGCACGTTCACTGTGTAGTTCTTTAATTTCTTCACTAAGTGTTTTAACTAAAAATTTGTCAAATGTACCTGTTGCTTCTTGTAGTTTTGCAACAGCCTTTGCGCGATCTTCTACTGCTGATTTACGCTCCTGAGCAATTTGCTCAAGTTCAGCAGTAAGACCTTCAGTAACCATACGATCTAAGGCTTCAACCATAGTAGATTTATCATGCTCATAGCGTTGTGCAAACTCCTCACGAAGTTCTGCAGTAACCTGGTTGCGGACTTCACCCATCTTTGCATCCCATTCTTCCTGGATTGCTGTACGGGTGTCCTCGTTTACAAGGTCGCTATCTAATAGTGGTTTGATAGCATCTAGCATTTTGATCTCCTAGATCTTTAAGTCCCTAACAAGACGAATCATTTCGTCTTTTAGGTATTTTTGTACTTTTGTGTCGCCGTTTGCTTCACGAGCAACGTCAAGTACTTTGTGCCCTCCACGCATATTCAATAGTCCTTCGTAAATCGCTACTGGATACGCATTTGGCGCACTAGGTTGTGCCACGACATCTACCGTGACAATTTCAAAATCACTAACATTACCAGTAGATTCACTTACGTTTCCACTGCCTCTGCTACTGACTCCAAGTTTTACTCCGCTCTCCAACATGGTTTTTACTAAATTACCCATTGGAGTAGGTAGAATCTTTAACTTTCCGTACCCATTGGGTCCATCCATCCACATACTTTCAATCATATGTGAAACTCGATCGAGGTTAATTTTGAGATCATCTGGATGGTCAACTTCGCCTAATACGCTGTTGCCGGATTGTATTTGTTCATTTACTGAACTTACAGCATCGGTAATCTCAGAGACAGGGTAGACACGCTGGTTAGCGTTCTTTACCCCGCCCTGGATACAAATGCCTTTCATGTAGAGATCCTTACCACCATTAGCATTATCACTGGCTTCAACGATAACACCTGCCTGGTCAAAAGTTAAGTTCTCTCTCAAGTATAACATAAGAGTTTCCTAATTATACTTTTTTCATATCTGGTGCGGTTGTGCCGCCCATGTCTTGTGATGCTGGTGTTGAGCCGCCTGACTCTTCACCGCCTTGTGCAAGATTGCCAGCGTCTGCATCACTTGAGTCCTTCTTAGGTGCTTTCATTGATGCTTTGTCTCATGTAATGTTGTTCACTAGTTACACAATACTTTTGATTGTCTATGTGACGTGAGTATACAACATACGACAAATCATCGGGGGTTGTGGTAACTTGATAATCTCCGTAACCAATCCACCCCATGCACATGAGTTCGCCCTCCATGAATACAAACAAAGACCTTTCATCTTTGTG